CTGGGGCGAAATGGCATGCGGGTACGCGGAGAGCGCAGGTGTTCTGCCCATACAGAATTTAGGCTTGACCTTCCGCACTAAAGTGGACAAAATTTGTAGCGATGACTGGTGGAAAGCAAAAGCAAAAATACCAAGAGCGCCTTCGCGGAAGCGGGGACGATATGCTTGTTTTGTGCCGACGCTGCGACAATTGGCGACCGCCTAGCGAGTTTCACAAGCAAAAGGGCAATTACAAAAGCACATGCAAGTCGTGTCATCGGGAAAAGTACGGCAAGGGCAGCGGTTACAAGCCGCCTTCTGAGATTAAGCGGTCTCAAGAGGCCAAAGACCGCAGGCAGTCATTTCTGAATGAGATTGTTCAGTGCGTCAGTTGCGGTGAAGGCAAGCCTCGCTCCGAATACTTCATTTCAAAGGAAAGGGGCTACTCGTATCGGTGTTGTTCACCTCGACGCTCGGATGAGCAGGTCCAGATTGATATATCTGAGGGTATGAAAAGCTGCACGACCTGTGAGATGAGGCTGCCGTTCTCTGAGTTCAGTGCTGGCGGTGGTGGGCGTGATGGTGTTCGTAGTTCCTGCAAGTGCTGCGAGGCGGCCAGGCTGAAGTTCCACTCTGGCCGAGATGAAAGGCTATCTCAGATTAGGGATACAGACGACGGCACTGCATCTCTTGTCGTTTTGAGCCAAATGTTGCGAAGCTTATCTCACTGCGAGCATTGCGGCGTTGAGATGACGCAATCATATCCGGTTAAGTCTTCTAACAAGACCATCGACCACAAAACGCCGCTCTCTAGGGGGGGTAAGCACACATTGGAGAACATCGCGGTGATGTGTTTGGGGTGCAATTCTTCTAAGGGGAACAGAACTATGGCTGAGTTCGAGCGCGTAAAAAAAAAGACAGTGCTGTGATAATTTCTGACTCGCCATACATGACTTATGATGAGGCTCGGACGCGCAAGGTGGCTGCCGAGGCTGAGATTGCTGAACTTGAGTTGGCAAAGATTAGGGGTGACTTGGCGATTGTGGCCGATGTCGCCTCTGCTTGGGATGACGTACTGTCTGCGATGAAGGCAAAGCTGATGGCAATCCCAACGAAAATGGGGCCTGAGTTGGCTGCTGATGACGACGCCAACGTAATTCAGTCAAAGCTGGAAGCCCAGATAAGGGAATGTCTCGATGAACTCTCAAATTATGTCCCACTTTCAGACCCCACAGGCGCGGCAATCCCTGTCAGCGAGCCTGAAGAAGTCGATGGAAGTGCTGAAGCCGCCCCCAAAGCTGACCGTAAGCGAGTGGGCCGACCGCGAAAGACGTCTAAGCTCGCAAAGTAGCTCTGAAGCGGGTCGCTGGCGTACTTCACGCGCGGAATATCAGCGCGGCATCATGGATGCGTGTTCTGACCCTGCCATTAAGCAGGTTGTGGTTATGGCTGGGGCGCAACTCGGCAAGTCTGAGGCGCTGTTGAATATCATCGGATACCACGTTGAGCATGACCCATCTCCGATGTTGATGATGCAGCCAACGGTTGAGATGGCGCAGTCTTTCTCAAAGGACCGAGTTACATCTGGGCTTCTTGCAACAACCCCTAGCTTGCGTGGCAAGGTGAAAGACCCACGAAGTCGGGACAGCGGCAACACGACGCTGCACAAGACGTTTCCCGGCGGAGCGTTGAGCATGGTCGGAGCCAATAGTCCTGCGGGCCTAGCTTCCAGGCCAATTCGGGTGGTTCTGTGTGATGAAGTTGACCGTTATCCGCACTCTGCTGGTGAGGAAGGCGACCCTATTGCTCTGGCGACAAAGAGAACGCTCACATTCTGGAACAGAAAAATCGTTCTGGTCAGCACTCCTACGGACAAGAACAACTCCCGAATAGAGCAGGCGTATGAAGAAAGCGATATGCGCCAGTTCTACGTTCCCTGTCCTCACTGTGATGAGCATCAGGTTTTGAAGTGGGCAAATGTGAAGTGGGACAACGGCAAGCCAAGTACGGCGGGATATTACTGCGATGAGTGCGGCTGCAAGTGGAGTGATGCACAAAGGCGCAAATCAGTCTCTATGGGCGAATGGCGTGCGAAGACTGATTTTCAAGGCGTTGCGGGCTTTCACATTTCTGCGCTTTACTCGCCTTGGGTGACGATTGAGGACGCTGTTGATGAGTTCCTGAAGTCCAAGCGCGACCCGATGCGGCTCAAGACGTGGGTGAACACGTTTCTTGGCGAGACTTGGGAGGAACAGGGCGACCAAATTGATGAGTATGACCTGATTGAGAGGCGCGAAGATTGGGGCAAAGACTTGCCGGAAGAAGTTCTGATGCTCACCGCTGGAATTGACGTTCAGGATGACCGACTTGAGTATGAGATTGTTGGGTGGGGCCGAGGCGAGGAAAGCTGGTCAATTCGGTATGAAACGCTTTACGGCGACCCTTCCACAGCGGAACTATGGATGCGCTTGGACACGGCTCTTGGCGAGATATACAATCACCCATCTCACGGCGAGATGGTGCTGAGATCGGCCTGTATCGACACTGGCGGCCACTACACGCAGCAAGTGTACAACTACGCTCGCCAGCGTGCAGGCAGGCGGGTGTTTGCAATTAAGGGTGTTGGTGGTGAGGGTAAGCCAATCGTAGGCAGGCCGACGAAAAACAACATCGGCAAGATCAACCTATTCCCGGTCGGCACGGACACGGCGAAAGAGTTGGTGTATTCTCGGCTGAAGATGCAGACGCCCGGCGAGGGATACTGTCACTTTCCGCAGGACCGCAGCGAAGAGTTCTTTCGGATGCTGACGGCTGAGAAGAAGATGACCAAATACTTCAAGGGCAGGCCGAAACGCGAGTGGGTGAAGATCAGATCGCGGAACGAGGCGCTTGATTGCAGGGTTTACGCGACTGCTGCACTGGCCATCCTGAACCTAAACTTGGAGACCGTTTACAAAAGGGCGCAAAATGGGCTATTATCACCAGATAAGGCGGCCCCCGCGAGGAGGCCGTCTATTCCGCGCAAAAACAGCTTCGTTCACGGGTACAAATAATGGCAAATCTCTTTGATGCTGACAATGCCCCTGAAGGTGAGCCTTTGGAAATTGTCGTTGGAGACTTCCTCCAGTGGAAGCGTTCTGACTTGGTGGCGGACTATCCTCCGGCTGATTACTCTGCGGAATATGTGGCTCGTATCACTGGCGGCGGCTCTAATGAGATCAAGCTGACAGGGACGGAAGACCCCAAGTATTACCTTTTCACAGTGGACAGTTCCACCTCATCGGATTTTCTGCCCGGTTACTACCACTGGCAGCTTGAGATCACCCAAACATCATCTGGCAACCGCATTGTGGTGGATCAAGGCGACTTTAACGCCCTCCCTGACCTTGATGACAATCAGGCTGATCCGCGCATCCATGCTGAAAAGATGATAACCAAGATTGAGACTATCTTGGAGGGCAAGGCTGACAGTGACGTGTCGAATTACTCGATTGCGGGACGGTCTTTGACCAAGATGACCTTTGAGGAGCTACTTGAGGCGCGAGATCGCTATCGCCGTGAGTTGGTCCAACATGAGAACAAAGAGCGACTGAAGCGCGGCAAGTCTGGCGGCTCAACGATTAAGGTGAAGTTCTGATGGGTATTCTCGACGTGTTCCGCCGCAAGGAAAAGCCTGCTCAGAAGCGGAACTACGCCGCAGCGAATAAGGGTCGGTTGTTTGCTGACTTCGTGGGAAGCAACCGCAGCGCGGACAGCGAGATCAGGTGGGCGCTAAACGAACTGCGCAACCGCTCACGCGATCTGGAGCGGAACAACGAATACTTCCGTCGTTATTTGCAGCTTCTCCGCACCAATGTCGTTGGTGACAAGGGTTTCCGGCTTCAGGTGAAGGCGGTCAATCCTGACGGATCGCAGGATGTCGCAGGCAGCCAGATCATTGAGGATGCTTGGTCTGAGTTCGCTCGGCTTGGTGGTCCAACTGTCAGTGGCAAGATGAGCCTGATTGACCTTGAGAACCACATCATCAGCGCGATGGCCCGCGATGGAGAGGTTTTCCTGCGTATTGTGCGCTCAAACACGCTCCGGCATGGTATCGGGGTTCAAATCATTGAGCCTGATCGTGTTGATGAGGAAATGAACGAGCGGTATCGCAACGGCAACGATGTACGCATGGGCATTGAGTTGGATAATTTCCGCCGCCCGATTGCCTATCACGTTTTGCTGAATCACCCCGGCGATTATGACTACACGACACTGGCCACAGGCACAAAGCGTGCGCGCGTTCCTGCCTCTGAGATTATGCACATCTACCGTCAGGAGCGTGCCGACCAAACGCGAGGCGTTCCGTGGTCATCTGCGGCTATTGCTGCCCTAAAGATGCTTCATGGCTATCGTGAGGCCGAACTTGTCGCAGCCCGCACTGGTGCAGCCAAGATGGGTTTCTTTACGTCCCCCACGGGCGATGGCTTCACTGCTGACGGTTACGAGGACACTCATACGCCTATCTATGACGCTGAGGCTGGTACGTTTCACCAGTTGCCTGCGGGTGTTGACTTTAAGCCGTTCGACCCGACGCACCCGACATCGGCCTTTGCGGACTTTGAGAAGTCTATCCTTCGCGGCATTGCTGGTGGTTTGGGCGTCAGCTATACGTCACTGGCAAACGACCTTGAGGGAACCAGCTACTCATCCATCCGTCAGGGTGCGCTTGAGGAACGGGACTTCTACCGCACCTTGCAGACCTTCATGGTGGACCATTTTCTTGACCCTCTCTACCGCGTTTGGCTGGACCACGTTACAGGCTTCGCGCTAATCCCTATTACGGGACCGGGCAAGTATGAGAAGTTCAGCCGGACCTTCACGTTCCGACCTCGTGGCTTCCAGTGGGTTGACCCGCTCAAGGAAATCAACGCGGCGGTTGTGGGCTTGCAGAACGGCATCTTGAGCCACAGTGACATTGCTGCGAACTACGGTCGGGACGCTCAAGAGACCTTTGCTCAAATTCAGCGCGACAATCAGGACGCGGCTCAATATGGCCTGACGATGGCCTACCAGCCCTTCGGGGATAAGCAGCCAGTGCCAGCGGAGATTGACGATGGCGACGTATAAACCCAACAAGGGCATGGTTGAGGCTGCCGAGCGTGCGCTTGAGTGGCGTCGTGAGTATG